TAGCTCCTACTCTTGTAACAGACTTCAAGATGGGAAGACACATAGAGTTGTTGTGTGACAGGCTACAAAAGGTAGCAGAGGGTGATTTAAAAAGGTTAATGATATTCCTACCACCTCGCTCAAGTAAATCACTTATTACCAGCAAGCTTTTTCCGTCGTGGTACATAGGACATTTTAGTAACCACGAGATTATGTCTATCTCACACAGTGACCAACTAGCTAGTGACTTCGGGCGTAGTGTTAGGGATATAGTAAACACAGAAGAGTTTCAACGTATCTTCAAGGGTGTGTCTCTACGGAGTGATGTTAAGGCTGCAGGTAAATGGAAGACAAATAACAATGGTTCCTACTATGCTGCTGGTGTTAGGTCACAGATTGCTGGTCGTGGTGCGCACCTAGCATTACTAGATGATGTTATGTCTGAGGAAGACAGCTTTAGTGAAGCAGGGCGTAGGTACATTAAGGAGTGGTGGCCTAGTGGTCTACGTACACGCTTGATGCCTAATGGTGCTATTATTATTATTAACACAAGATACCACTATGATGATTTGTGTGGCTGGTTATTAAAGCAAGAAAACGAATTAACAGAGAATAAGTGGGAAGTCATTAGTATACCAGCGTGGCTTGACGAAACAGCCGCAAATTTACTAGGATTACCTGAAGGCAGTAGTTATTTTCCAGAGTGGAAACCAGATGAGGTACTGAAGACAGATGAACAAGAAATACGGGCTAGTAATGGGTCTAGGTATTGGGACGCTTTGTACATGCAAAATCCGTCACCAGATGAGGGTGGGATTATCAAGAAGACGTGGTTTGAGTGGTGGGAGTATGAAGACCCACCGCAATGCGAGCTTGTTATCCAAACTTATGATACAGCCTTCTCGACGAGGAAGACGGCAGACTACAGTGTCATCCAAACGTGGGGCATCTTTCACCAAGTCGAAGAAGACGAATACGGATACGAGAGCATCGTACCAAACCTCATTCTTCTTGGGAATGTCAAAGACCGCTTCGAGTATCCTGACCTTCGCAGAACGGCGCAGGTTCTCTACCAGAAACATAAGCCAGACATCTGCATTATTGAGAAGAAAGCTTCTGGTCAATCGTTGCTACAAGATATGCGCAAAGCAGGACTACCTGTTCTGGACTACCTGCCAGATAGAGACAAGATATCACGTGTCTATGCCGCTACGCCTATTATGGAGTCGGGCCGCTTATATATCCCGAAAGGAAAAGAATGGGCAAAGGATTTATTCGATGAATGCTTGGCCTTTCCGAATGGCGCACACGATGACCAAGTAGATGCGATGACTATGGCGATACACTACATGAAGGATAGCTGGAATGTAACACACCCCGAAGACCCTAGTTGGGAAGATGATTATAATCCAAGAAGACAAAAGAGGGTTGGATACTGGAGGACTTAGTGTTATAATAAGGGCATCCGTAATTTACTAATAAGGAGAGCAACATGCCTGGTCTATTACCTTTAGCTTATATGGCTTATAAAAAAGATAAAAAGAAAAGAAAAAAAGAAAAAGCTAAAAACTTAGCTATGTCACCGACAGCTTCAGCAGGAGTAATGAAAAAGGGTGGTAAAGTTTCTAAAGCTAAAAAGAAAAAAGGCGGCGCACCTCACAATAGATTGTATTAGATATTATAATGGCTCCACGTATACCAAGAAAAAAAGGACAACCTGCAGGAAGTAAAAAACATTCTGACCTGTACACAGATGAAAATCCAAAGGGTACTATTCGTGGATTAAAGTTTGACACACCTGCTAATGCTAAGTCTAGTATTACTAAGATACGACGTAGTGGTAGAACACACGCACATAAGATACAAGCTGCTATTGCAATGGAACAAAGAGCAAAGGTTGCTGGTAAAAAACAATCTGCTTCAGTTTATAGAAAGTATATAAATGAGATGAAACAGAAAACCAAACAACGTAGGAAAACATAATGGCTACAGAAAAAAATCCTTTTGACCAAATCCCTACTGATAACGTAGTGCAAATAAAAGTAGGTGAACCTACATCTGCTAATGTTAGTTATGAGGTAGACCCTGAAACTGGAGAAGTCGAAGTAGACTTTATGGCTGAAGGAGAAGATATTGAAGTAGAGGTTGAAATAGAAACAGAGTTTTATGAAAACCTTGCTGATATATTAGATGATGAAACTCTTGAAGAGATAGGTCATCAGGTAATAGATAAGTTTGAAGCTGACAAAGATTCTCGTGCTGAGTGGGAGTCTATGTTTGAACGTGGCTTTGATTTGTTAGGTCTAAAGCTAGAAGATACTACTGAGCCATTTGAAGGAGCAGCTACTGCTGTACACCCACTACTTATTGAGTCAGCTGTTAAGTTTCAATCTAAAGCATCACAAGAATTATTTCCAGCTGGCGGTCCTGTAAAGGCTCGTGTACTTGGTGATGCTACAATAGAAAAACAACAACAAGCCAATCGTGTTCAAAACTTTATGAATTATCAGGTTACAACACAAATGCCTGAATACTTCGATGAGTTTGAGCGTATGTTATTTCACTTACCTTTGATTGGTTCAGCTGTTAAAAAGATTTACTATGATGCTTCACTTCAACGCCCTGTAAGTGAGTTTGTTCCTATTGACCAGTTTTATGTAAACTATTATGCTACAGATTTACGTAGGGCTGACCGTTATACCCATGTTATTTATCGCAGCCCTGTTGACATGGCACGTTGTATGGTGTCTGGTATGTATCGTGATGTAGAACTTCCTAATGCTGGTATACCACAACTATCAGGTATGGCAGAAAAAATGGATAATGTTCTTGGTCTTTCTCCTGCTAGTGATAATGACCCACAATATGTATTATTAGAACAACACTGTTATCTTGAATTACCAGAAGATAAGAAACACGATGGTAGTCAACCATGCCCATATATTGTTACAGTAGAAGAACAAACAGGTACAGTTTTATCTATTAGACGTAACTGGAAAGAAGGGGATGAGCGATATGAAAAGAAAATGCACTTCACCCATTATAGATATGTTCCTGGTTTTGGTTTTTATGGGTTGGGGCTTATTCACTTCCTTGGCAATCTTACTATGTCTGCCACTGCTGCTATGCGTAGTCTTTTGGACGCAGGGCAGTTCGCTAACCTGCCTGGAGGATTTAAAGCAAAAGGTGTACGCATGGTCGGAGACAACGACCCTATTGCGCCAGGAGAATTTAAAGAAGTGGAAGCTACGGGTGTTGACCTTTCTAAAGCTATTGTTCCTCTTCCCTTTAAGGAGCCTTCTGGAACTTTGTTCAATATGCTTAGTTTTGTTACAGCAGCTGGGCAAAAGTTCGCAGACTCCACGGAACAAATAATTTCAGATACAGGCGGCTATGGTCCTGTTGGTACAACTATGGCACTGCTTGAGGCTTCAAGTAAATTCTTTAGTGCTATTCACAAAAGATTACATAAGGCACAGGGAGATGAATTTAAAATTCTTGCTCGTGTAGATTATGAGTTTCTTCCTAACGAATATCCGTATCAACTTCCAGGTGTAGATACAAGCATCTTCAAAAAAGATTTTGATGGTCGTGTAGATATTATTCCTGTATCAGACCCTAATATTCCATCGAATGCCCAGCGTATGATGCTTATTCAAATGGTACAGCAGATTGCTGCACAGTCACCACCTGATATGTTTGACATGGAAGCTATTAATCGTATGCTTTTAACAGCTGCTAATGTTCCTGATGTAGATAAGTTGATGCCTATGAAAGAAGAGGCAAAACCACAAGACCCGTTATCAGATATTAAATCTGCTAATAAGGGTAATCCTATTAAGGCATTTAAAGGACAGAACCACGATGCACATGTACAAGTTAAAGGTGCTTACATACGTGACCCAATGAATCAACAAAATCCAGCATTCCAAAAAGTAGCAGGAGCTTTACAGGCTAATATATCAGAACACATGATTCTTAAATATGAAGAGCAGATTGAAGGCTTAACTATGCAAGCAATGCAAGACCCACAGGCACAAGCTATGCTTGCTCAGATGCCTGACCCTGTTGCTGCAATGCAAGCACAAGCTGCACAGCAACTCATGCAAGCTAATATGGCTATGGCTCAACAGCAGCAAGCTGCTACGCCAGAAGCTCAAATGGTACAGCTTGAAGCACAACGTCTTGGTATTGAGCAAAGTAAAGTACAGGCAGGTCTGGCTAAAGAGCAGGTTGATGCTGCACTGAAGCAGCGTGACCTTGACCTAAAGGAACAGAAAATTATTCTTGATGCACAGAAAGCTGGTGCAAGTGAACAACTTAAAGATGTTCAGAAAGAAGAAGACAGAAACAATAAACGTGTCCTTAAAGCTATGGACCTGATTGGTGACTTGGTTAAGGCGCAGGAGGCCAATGAGATAGAGGAGTCAAAAGCAGTTGCAAATCTTTTAATGCAATTTATTAAAGAAGGTAAAGATATTTGACACTCTACGAAGATTTAGTTAAACAACTTCAAAAAGAAATTGATGAAGTAAAAAATTCGCTTGCATATGGAGGTGTTTCGGATTATGCTAGTTATCGTGAAGCAGTGGGTAAAGTACACGGCTTAGAAATATCAATTAGTATAATTAAAGAAATAACCAGTAAATATATCGAAGAGGATTAAAATGCAAGCAATTTCTAATGCAGTAAAAAATGATGAATGGATTACAGATGCTGAAGTTCCTGACCCAGAAACTTTACCTGAAATACCAGGTTATAATGTTTTGGTTCGGCCTGTATCTGTTAAATCTGAAACAAAAGGTGGAATCATACTACCTGATTCTATTAAATCGGACATGGCTTACCTTACCACAGTTGGTCGTGTTCTACGAGTGGGTAATCTTGCTTATGCTGACGATAAATTTAAAGGTCGGCCTTGGTGTAAGGAAGGTGATTACATTTGTTACGGAAAACATAGTGGACATAAATTCTTTTATAAAGGTGTTCAGCTATTGCTTATTTTCGACGACGATGTTAAAATGGTAGTTGAAGATTCTAAAGATTTAGACCCAACCTTTAATTTATCTCACTAACTACCCTTGCGAGATAACAATTTATAAGATATAATATATGTAACAGCGTTATTCGTCTTTTCCGCTGTGGACGTTAAACAAGGAGTAATATTATTATGTCACAACAAAGTGATGACAACTGGGCTACTATTGAACCAGTTAAAGCCTCAAATGAGGATAAAGTAGAATTTGAAATAGAGGGTGAAGAAGAACAACAACAGCAAGAAGAAGTTGTAACTCAACAAGCCTCACCGCCTCAAGTAGAAGAACCTCAAGAAACTAAAGAAGAGCCAAAAGAATTAGAAGGTATTGAAACTTCTGGCGCACAAAAAAGAATTAGGCAACTCGTTAAACAAAAAAAAGAACGAGAAGAAGAAATAGAAAAGCTTGTTGCCGCTAATAAAGATATGCAGCTTAGACTGCAATCACAAGAAGATGAGTATAAAAAAGCACTTCAAGCTAATGCTACATCTTCTGAAGCTCAAGTTAATGAACGACTTGAATTAGCACGAGATGCTTATAAACGTGCTGTTGATGCTGGTGATTCAGATTTAATTCTTAAATCACAAGAGTTTTTAAATGCAGCGCAACAAGATGTTCAAAGAGTACAAGAACACAAAAGGAATATAGAGCAGTATCAGCAACAAGCAGCTACTTATGCTCAACCACAAGTAGAACAGCCACAGGAAAATCCTACATATCAAGGCTATGATATGAAAGCAGTCCAATGGGCTTCTAAAAACGAATGGTTTAATTCCGACCAAATTATGACAGCTGCTGCTCTTACAATTGATGCGCAGTTAAAAGAAGAGGGCTACGACCCTACTGAAGATGAATTTTACGAGGAAGTGGATAAGCGTTTAGCTGAAACATTCCCTCATAAATTTGGTGGTAATATTGCTGCCAATCCCGTACCGCAGGAAACGTCACAACCTGCTCAAGTGGTCGCTGGAGCCTCACGCACTCCATCAACCTCATCTAGCAAGAAAGTCAAACTCACACAAGAGGATGTACGTCTTGCTAATAAGTGGGGTATATCACTTGAACAGTATGCAGCCGAAAAGCTTAAAGTTGAAAAAGCTGAAGGCGAATATACAACAATTAACCGATAGCGTGGAGGAAACCCAATGACAAGTAAAAAAACACGTGAAACCCAGAGTCGTGAACTGGATACCAGAGAACAAGAATACGAGTATCGTGAGCCAAATCTTTTAGATATTCCTGAATCTGTATCAAATAGATTTACAAATGATGGAATGAAACTTCGTTGGATACGTATATCCTTAAAAGGTGGAGATGATTATACTAACGTAGGTAAACGCCTAGCAGAAGGCTGGGAATTTGTTAATCTGGAGGAAGTGCCTGAACTAGCCCATACTTCAGCAATTAAAGAAGAAGGGCGTTACAAAGGTACTGTATGTCGAGGAGACTTAGCACTTGTCAAGATGCCTATTCTTAAAGCTAATTCTCGACAAAGATATTTTGAAAATCAATCTGCAGAAATGGTACAAGCTGTTAATTCACAACTTGAAAATGCCTCAGACCGCAGAATGCCTATTCAGAATAATAGTAAAACCAACGTAACCAAGGGTCGTTCACCACAGTTCGATTAAACATACTAGCCTTGGTTATACTAATTAGGAGAAAATAAAATGACTGCAACATATAGTCCTAATGGTTTGACTCCTTCCCGTATTCGTGGTGGTTCACCAAATAGCAATGCTACTAATGAGTATCCAATTGCTTCTGGTCAAGCTACTACTATTTATACAGGTACTCCTGTTCGTGTATCAGCAGGAACAATCCAAGCTTTGACCTCTGCTGGTCAAACTACGATTGGTGTTTTCCAAGGCTGTCGGTACGTAGAAGACGGGGAACAAAAGTTTAAATCATATTGGCCTGGTGGCACATCTGCCACTGACGCTGTAGGTCTTGTAGTAGATAATCCTGCTCAAGTCTACGAAATTCAATGCGACGCATCTGTAACTGCTGGTGCTGTCGGTCAAACAATGGCATTAACATCTGTAACAACAGGTTCAACCTTTACTGGTCGTTCTGGTGCAGGTGCTGACGGTTCTACTGCTGGTACTACTACACAAGACCTTAAAGTCATTCGTGTTGTTAACGAACCAGGTAATGTAACTGGTGATGCCGCAACCAAAATCGAAGTATTACTGAACCTTCACGCTGACAATTTCCGTCAGGTATACGTGACTGCTCCAGTGACTGCTACAGCAGGTAACTAAGGGAGATAATTAAAAATGGCTATTAATCGTGCAAGTATTGCAAAAGAGCTACTCCCTGGTCTCAATGCCGTATTCGGACTTGAGTATGGGGAAGTTGCTGATGAACACGCTCCACTGTTTGAAACTGAAAACAGTGACCGTGCTTTTGAGGAAGAGGTTCTCTTTACAGGCTTCGGTACTGCACCTGTAAAAGGTGAAGGTGCTGCTGTTTCTTATGACGACGCTTCTGAGAGTTATACATCTCGTTACACACACGAGACAATCGCTCTTGGTTTTGCTGTCACAGAAGAAGCTATGGAAGATAATCTTTATGACACATTCGCTAAATTACGTGCCAGAGGTTTGGCTCGTGCTATGGCGAACACTAAACAAGTTAAAGCTGCTGATGTTTTCAATAACGGCTTTAATGCTTCATTTGCTGGTGGAGATGGGCAACCATTCTTCTCTGCTTCTCACCCAACAATCGGTGATGGCAACCAAAGCAATCTATTGAGTGCTGCTGATTTGTCAGAAGCTTCACTAGAAACTGCTCTTATCAGCATTTCAAAAATCAAAGATGACCGTGGTATTCTTATCGGCGCACAAGCTGAGAGCCTCCACATTCCATCTGATTTGGCGTTTACCGCTGACCAAATCTTAAACAGCACAATGTCTACAACCGTAGCAGCTGGTGGTGATGGTAACGGTGTAACAAATACAAACGACATCAACTCAATTCGTAACCAAGGTCTTGTACCTGGTGGTTTCTTTGTAAACCGCCGCTTTACGGATACTAACGCATTCTTCATCAAAACTGATGTTCCGAATGGTGCTAAGATGTTCGTACGTGCGCCTTTGCAAACCAAAATGGAGCCAGACTTCGATACAGGAAACCTTCGCTTTAAAGCTCGTGAGCGTTATAGCTTTGGCTTCTCTGATTGGAGAGGTTACTTTGGAAACGCTGGTGCGTAACTAAACAAAAACTAAATTAAGTTTTATGGGGAAAGGTCATTGTATCTTTCCCCTTTTTTGTGTATAATAGTGGTATTCATAATTATTTAATTTAGAGGACAATAAATGACTAATCTTAGAGTAGCTTATGTATCTACAACTGGAACTGCTACTGATGCAACAACAGGAACAGTTTTAAAAGACACTCGTATTCGTGCTATTCATTCTACAGGTGTTGGTATCTTTAAAATTACTGGTACATCAGTTGATGCTTTTGGTAATACTACAGGAAATATTATTAAATATAATAAAACTACTAACGCTGATGTTTCTTATCAAGAGCTTCCTGATAATGGCATTCGTATGACAGGAACAATAACTGTAGACTTACCAGTAAGTGCTGCAACTGTGACTCTGTATTATGGCTAATTATACATTTCTTGTAAATGATATTATTGAAACTACTGAAAATGATGGTAGTGAATTTATAAATCATATTCCTAAAATTGTTAATCGTGCAGAAGAACGACTAACAAAAGCTTTAGATGATTATGGTCTTGTGACTATAACGTCTATTACACTTTCAGCTGGAACAAATGATTTAACATTACCAACAGGAACAAGACTAGTTAAGAATATTAATATTACTGAAAGCGGAACTAAAATTAATTTATTACAAAGAACGGATGAATTTATAAATGATTACTGGCCTGTATCAGCAAGCACTGGAACTCCAAAATACTATTCAAAAAGAACAAATACACAAGTTCGTTTTGCCCCTACAGCTAGTGCTACTTACAGCGGAGAGCTTGTCTACATTACTAGACCTGTAACTTTAACTAGTGCAACAGATAGTAATTACTTTAGTGAGTTTTGTTATGATGCTTTATATGCTGCATGTATGTCAGAGGCTTTAGGGTTTATGAAAAACTATACAGCTAAACAAGTATATGAACAACAATATCAAAATGCAGTAGGATTACTGCGTAATCAATCAAGAAGAACACGCCGTGATGATATGCAAACTCCTGCTTCAACAGGCGGCGGCGACAACACAATCGAAGGAGGATTATAAAATGGCTATATTTTTACCAGCAGTACCAGTTGTTACTAAATTAATTGGAGGTGCTGCTGTACGCAGAATTGGAATGAAAGGTTTACAGACACTTGCTAAAAGAGCAAAGAATCAAAAAGATTTTATAAACTTAGCTAAAAATAAAAATAAAAAGTTATTAGATGCAGAAAAAACAGAAAGAGCTACAGCAGCTACAAG